CTGTCTGAACTCACCATCACGACAAGCCGCGCAGGCCACGCCGACGAGCTCACGCTACGCATTGACGATACCGATGGAAAGGTCGCGTTGCCGACCAAGGGCGTCGAACTACAGGTCATGATCGGCTACGAAGGCAAGGGCGTGCAGCTACAGGGCAGCTACACCATCGACGAAGTCGAGCACGCGGGAACGCCGGACATGATCACCGTGACTGGGCGAAGCGCGAAGCTAGCCACGGGAATCAACACCAGGAAGGAACGCAGCTGGAGCAACACGACGGTAGGCCACGTCGTGAACGTCATTGCCGGCGAGAACGGTTTGACGCCGCGCGTGTCGCCCAAGCTAGCGGCGATCGAAGTCACGCAGATCGACCAGACCGAGAGCGACATCGCCCTCCTAAAGCGTATCGGCAGCATGTGGGATGCGGTCGCGACCGTGAAGTCGGGGAACCTGATCTTCGGTCCCATCGGGCAGGCCTCCACCGTGAGCGGCAAGGCGCTTACGAAGCTACGGATCGTGCGGCGAAAGGGCAATTCCGGCGACAGGCACCGATTTCACGAAGCCGAGCGGAACGCGTACACAGGCGTGCGCGCCAAGTGGCATGACGTCGATGCCGCCGCCGGGAAAACGACCCTGTCCGGAAAAGCAGGCCACATCAAGGTTCTGCGCGGAGACTACGCAAACGAGGAAGACGCTAAGCGCGCCGCGTCCGCTGAAATGGCGCGTATCAAACGTGGTGCCGCTACCTTCGAGCTGGACCTTGCGACCGGGCGCGGCGACGCGTTGCCCGAGTGCCCGGTTGAGCTCTCCGGGTGGAAGCCGGAGATCGACGGTATCGACTGGATCATCGAGAAGGCCACGCACAGGCTGGCCGGCGACGGCGGCTGGACCACGCACATCGAACTCGAAAACCAGGCGACGGCATCGGACCACCCTGCCACCGACGAGGACGACCAGGGCGATGACCGTGTGCCGGAGGCGCAGGCCGCATGACCACATCGAGACCAAGGCGCGGACCCTACGCCGAGCGGACGAAACCCATCAGGATCCCGTTGAGCCTTGTGCCTGCGGTGCGGCAGCTGTTGCAGGCTGCGGCAAGGGAGCAGGCTGCGGCGCAGGAGCAGGAGCAGGAGCAGGAGCAGGAGACGGAGCGGCTGGAGGCGGCGGCGCCACCGGCGGCGCTGGCTGAGGCTTCGTCTTAAACGCCCCATCAATGGCGTCCGGAAGGATGTACGTACCTTCCAAGAGGTGCTCTACAACCTGAATCGCAGCGATCAATTGCTGGTCCGTGTGGCGCTGGACGCTGTGCGCGGCGTTGTTGCCGAGCACCCTTAACGTCTGAAGGCACCGAGCGCCCTCGACGGTCACAAGCCCCTTCAATTGCAGCTTGTCGATTTGCTTTTTCAGATCGTCGGCCTTGACTTTGAGATCTGTGCAAACGGCCTCGACGATGGCCCTGATGCCAATCGCTGCCAGGATAGGCTGCTCATCGTCGATCGCTTTGATCGTCTCCTTGTAGATGCTCGCCAATCCATGCGGCAACGTCCACGGCTCGAACTTCGGCGTGTGCTGTCGATATGGTGGAAAGTACTCAGTAGTAACGATAGGTTCGCCTTCCCAATCGGTCTCCTCGGACATCGTGCGCTCTATGTAGTACGAGACCGCTTCGCAACCCAAGCACTGAACGATCATGCTTTCGCGATGCCACCAGATGGCGTTGTGTTGGTCGATGTCTTGCGACCCCTTTTCTTCGTAGCCAGTCACCACCTTGTGCCACGTCTCGCGGCGGCACTCAGGGCACGGGTGCTTCCGTGGTCCGGATGGCTGAATCAGGCTAAACGACTTCGTCTCTTCCACGTTGACCCCCTAAAACTCCGACAAGACACGATTATCCGGTGCCACCAGGTTGCCAGTCGGCATATTCCGGCACGGAACGGCGGATCTGATGCTCCAGCCACACGACCTCGTTATGGGGCTTGGTCTCTTCCCAGAAATCCACAAATTGACGGATCTTCTCAGCCTCCGCAGATCGCGGCCTGCCGGCCTCGTCCGTTTCGCCCGCGACAGCGCGCATCTGGGGGCCTACGCCGAAGACCAGCCAGTCGAGCGATATGCCGTACTCCAGCGCGACCTTGGCCAGGACATCGTAGGGCGTGGCATTGCGTGCCCGCCAGTTGCTCGGGGCGCTGCGGCCCAGTTGCAGCTTTTCGGCAAGCTCGATGTCGGTACGGACCCCGAACACCACACGAAGCCGGTCTACGACTGCGCCTGTGTCGACGCCCCCTGTCGGCGATCCACGCATTGAGGGATTTCCCTGATCTGACTGTTGCAATCCCTCAATTTGAGGGATAGCATGCCAATTGTGCGGCACATTGCCATCGTAACCCAAGGTCATGCCCAACTCCTCGTCTCCCAAATCTAAGCGGTCCTATACGCCGCGCGGCATCGCCGCCCAGCGTGTCGATGTCGGTTTCATGCCGGGCGAACTGGACGCGGGCCGCCTGCTGGCTGCCGAACGCAACATGAGCCACGCCGCGTTTGTGCGCGCCGTGTATCTGGTCGGGCTCCCCCACTACCTCAAGCAAGAAGGCGCCGAAGCGCCTTCCGCTTAAACAACCGTAGAAGCGGTGTACGAGGACTAAACGAGATGGCTGCTCCAGGCAAATCCCGAGGCGTTTCCTGCCCCCACTGCGACGCAGTGTCGGTGACCTATTCTTCCCGGCGCCTTTCCGCGCTGGTGACCGAGAAATACTACGCGTGCAGCAACTTGGCGTGCGGCCACAACTTCGTCGTCAGCATCGGCGTCGTCCGTTCGCTGGTGGCGAGCATGACCCCGAATGCCGAGGTCCACATCCCGATGTGCCAGCGCCGCGCCAACGATATCGTCGTGGCGCCGCCGTCAAGCCCGGGTGACGCTGCGCGCCGCTCCACGCCGCTCCCTTCGGGGAGCCACGATTCCGCCAGCGTCGACCACGCGCGCGGCGTTCATCACTGACCGCGACCACAGGGGGTAACGGTGTCTTCCACCATTCCATTCGATCCGCGTGATCCGCGAATGACCGCGACGGCAAGGCACCACGCCGCCGTGCAGTTCATTGAGCAGAACACGGCGCTCCACCTCGACGAGGGCAGGCTCCTTGAGCTCTGCGCCGCCGAGCTCGTTGGCATCCACGGCGTCGAGGACGCCCACCGAGCGCATGGCATCGCCGTGGCTGCGCTCGCTGATTTCCAGTCCCGCACGCACCCGGCGTGGATCGACATCACCACGTCGACCTCGTTCGTTGTCCGCGTCGTCGACCCGTTGAGCAAGCGCGTGGCGACCTTCACGGCGGCGGAGCTCATCAGGCTTGCCCAGGCGAGTGTGACGGGCGATGCGGGCGAGAGGGTTGACCAGCCCACCGGCCGCGAGCACTGGCTCCACTGACGCCCTAGCAGGCGCCTACAACCCCTGATTTCTAACCACCGGCCTCCCTTGGAAGGCCGGAACGGACTCGCCTTGCCCATGAAAAAGCAAATGTGCCGCACATTGTTGACACGCACCCCATCGCGGAGGGATGCTTCAATCGTCACCGCACAATCGGTGACCGGGATTGGCGTCCCGACTACTAGAAGGCGCGCAGGCGCCCATCGACCGATGACGGCGCTTTTTTTCCGTCCGCATCGTGCGGATGTCTGCACGTCGCGCACTGCCCTTTATGGCGGGCGGCGCAGGGGAGCCCCCCGAGGGCTCGCCGGGTTCCTTCTAGACCGGTACGCCAATCCTGCGTCGTCCGTCACCCCGATTGGCGTCGGTGTGGCGGATTCCCTCACTAGAAGGAATCCCAGCATGCCTGCACGCATCAGTGCGGCCCGCGTTCGTGCGAACGAACGTCAGCGGGTCATGACACACCTCGAAGAATCTCTTTCCGCCGCGCGTGCAGCCCACGCCGGCATCGTCGCCGCCTGGTCTGTTCAGATGATGGACGCGGGCGATGCGCACGACCTCCTGCAGATCGTCGACGCCGCCCTCAACGACGCAGCGGACGACGTGCGCAACGCGCTTGGCCTGGAGCCACGCGCATGACCTCGCCCGTCGTCACCAGTCTCGGATACTGCTTCGAGCTCGTCCTACCGCTCGCCGTGGGGATCAACATCGGTCTCGGCTGGACGATTGGCACCCCGAACGTCCACGTCGGTCTTCAGACGGAATCCATGGAGAAGTGGATCTTCGTTTCGTGCCCGCATCACCAGGTGAGCGTGAGCCACTACGACGGCCGCGACTACTGCGTTTGGTTCAATGGCACCAAGGTTCCGCTGTCGAAGGCTGAGGCCGAGACCATCGCGGCATTCTTCAAGTGCGAATGCGAAGACGAGATCGACGCATGAACCTTGCAGACAAGACCTTCGACCTCGCCACGGGCCAGTGCGTCAACGTCCGCTTCATCCGCTGCCGTCGCGCCGTCGTGGTGACGGTTGCAGCCCCGCACCAAATGCAGATGTATCCGACTGGCCACGTGCGCTGCCTTACGGCGCACGTTCGCACGTTCGTCGCCAACCCGAACCGCGTGTGGTTCGAAAACGCGTATCTCGACGCCTCGGCCGACGAAGCCGAGGCCATCGTGGCATTCGTTCGCGGGGCGGCCCGGTGAGCATGAACCCCATCCTTTGCGGCGATATCGTCCGCACCCTCATTGATCGCTTCGAATTCAAGGAGCGGCAGGGCTTCCTGCGCCAGGGAAAATGCCCCGACTGCGGTAAGCGCGAGCTCTACACCAAGGCCGACGCGCCGTGGGTGGTCCGCTGCGGCCGCTTGAAGAACTGCGGCTTCGACCAGTCCATCAAGGATCTCCTGCCGGAGCTTTTCGAGTCCTGGTCCGATCGCTTCAAGGCGACCGAGAGCAACCCATATGCGGCGGCCGACGCATACCTGACCGGCTCGCGCGGCTTCAATCTGGCCCGGGTCAAGGGCAGCTACACGCAGGAGTGGTACCGCGACCACGACTCGGGAGCGACGACGGCGACCATTCGCTTCACGTTGCCGGGGGGCGCTTATTGGGAACGCCTGATCGACCGCCCGCAGCGGTTCGGCAAGATGAAGGCACGGTTCGCGCCCGGAGTCAGCTATGCGGGTGAGGTGTGGATCCCGCCAACCATCGGCACCGCAGAACTCGCAAGCGTTGACGAAATCTGGATTGTCGAAGGCATCTTCGACGCAGTTGCACTCGGACACCATGGTATCGCCGCCGTGTCAGCGATGTCGTGCAACAACTTTCCGAAGACCTTCCTATCCCGCGTCGACGCGGCACGGGCAGCGGTAAGCAAGCCGCGGCCGACGCTGGTGTGGGCGCTCGACGGCGACAGCGCCGGCCGTGACTACACCGCGCGCTGGGTGAAGCGTGCCCGGGAGGAAAAGTGGAAGTGCGAAGCGGCGACGATCGAGCAGACGACGCGCAGCAAGCAGGACTGGAGCGATCTCCACCTCGCCGACCGACTGGGTGAGCGGAACATCGAAGAATACCGATACCAGGGCTCGCTGCTGATCGCCAAGACGGCCGCGGACAAGGCTCGCCTGATCTATTCGCGCACCGGCATGGGTACGTTCTTCTACGAGTTTCAGAGCCGGCTCTTCTGGTTCGAGCTCGACGTGAAGGCCTACGACAAGGCCATGACGCAGATGCGCGAAAAGGACCAGGACAAGGACGAGGAAGAGCTCCGCGCCGAGGCGCTGGCCGAATCGTGCGACAACTCGGAAATCGCCAATTGCTTCCCGACGCCGCTCTATTACCAGGCCAATCCCGTCACGGACGAGTCCTGGTACTACTACCGCGTCACCTTCCCGCACAGCGGCAAGCCGATCAAGAACACGTTTGCAGGTTCCAGCCTTGCCAGCGCGAGCGAGTTCAAAAAGCGCCTGTTGAGCATGGCGGCCGGCGCGGTGTTCACCGGGTCGAGCCAACAGCTGGACCGCATGATCAAAGTGCAGCTGTTCGCCATCAAGACCGTCGAGACGGTCGACTACGTTGGCTATAGCAAGGAGCACCAGGCTTACGTCATGGGCGATATCGCCATCAAGGGCGGGATCGTCTACGAGCTCAACGACGAGGACTATTTCGAGATCGGCAAAACGAACGTGAAGACGCTCTCGCAGTCGCCTTCGCTGTCGATCAACCTTGACCGTAAGGAATACCGAACCGAGTGGATCGAGCTCGTGTGGCAGTGCTTCGGCGCGAAGGGTCTCATTGCCCTGACGTTCTGGTTCGGCAGCTTGTTCGCCGAGCAGCTGCGCGCCATGCACAAGAGCTACCCGTTCCTGGAACTGGTGGGCCAGGCCGGCGCCGGTAAGTCGACGCTGATCGAATTCATGTGGAAGCTGGTCGGCCGCAGCGACTACGAGGGTTTCGATCCGTCCAAGGCCACCCTCGCCGCCCGCGCTCGTAACTTCGCCCAGGTGTCGAACCTCCCCGTCGTCCTGATCGAGAGCGATCGCGAGGGCGACGACGCCAAGAAGAAATTCGACTGGGACGAGCTCAAGACCGCCTACAACGGCCGCAGCGTCCGCGCCGTGGGCGTCAAGAACTCGGGCAACGACACGCGCGAGCCGCCCTTCCGGTCGACGATCGTGATTGCGCAGAACGGCAAGGTCGAGGCGAGCGAGGCGATCCTGACCCGCATCGTCCACATCACCGTGGACACGTCCGCGCACACCTCGGCCACCCGCGCCGCCGCGATGAAACTGGAAAAGATGCCGACCGATATGGTCAGCCACTTTTTTGTCATGGCGACCAGGGCAGAAGCGAAGGTGCTCAAGGTCGTCGAGGAAAAGGCACCGGTCTACGAGGCCGCCATCCTCGATCACCCCGACGTGAAGACGACCCGTATCGCGAAGAACCACGGCCAGCTGATGGCGGTGTTCGCGGGACTCTGCGAAGTAATCGCCCTCACCGACGAACAGAAGGAAGCGGTGGTCGCCGAGATTCAGGCGATGGCGATCGAGCGGCAACAGTCGATCAGCGATGACCACAAGGTCGTGCAGACGTTCTGGGAACGCTTCGACTACCTCGACGCATGGAACGCCAAGACGGCCACGCTCAACCACAGCCGCAACCCGCACGAAATCGCTGTGAACCTCAACCACTTTGAGGAAGTCGCGAAGCGGCATGGTCTGGAGATCCCCAGCCTCGCCGAGCTTAAGAAGCATATGCGCGGGTCGCGCGTGCGCAAGTTCATCGACGTCAAGGCGGTGAACAGCGACATCTGGATCCCCGACTCCAGCGACCAGGGCAAGGGCCGCACCGTCAAGTGCTGGGTCTTCCAGCGCGGTCCCAACGAATCCCCGGCGACGCCGGAAAAGAGGCGGGGCAAGGGGGAGTGATTGCAGCACTCCCCACGCACCTGCACGACAACCACCCGTAGGAGGGTTTATGCGCTTCAACAGTCACACCGCGCCGGCACTCAAGCCCCGGCGCCAGTCTACGCGACAGCCAGCGTTTGCGCAGGGATGGCGGCCCGAACGGCAGCTTTCCAACGGCGATGCACTGATCGCCTTCGCCAGCGGCGTGCTTCTCGCCGCGTGCTGCTTCATCCCTTTCCTGCCTTCATCCCATCCCTAAGGACAGCCCATGTTTCCTCGCAACCTCAACGTTTTCCGCTTCGACGTCATGCCCCACAACGACGTCGACGTTGCCCTTACCGAGCACCGTTGCCGTGAGCCGGGCCCCATGGAGCTCGCCACGCGTGGTTTCGCGTCGCCGTTCGGTCGATCCGACGATCGCATGACCATTCGCTCCGGCCCCTTCGTCGGCTTCCTGTACCGAGCGATGCACCGCGACCTTCGCTCGCGCGTCGTTCTGGACGAGGTCGCCAAGGAAGTCGAGAAGATCGACCAGGACGAGGGTCGGAAGGTCAGCGGCCGCGAGCGTAAGCGCATCAGGGACGACGTGGTCGACCGTCTCCTGCCGAACGCGCCTGTTATCGCGCAGCAGGTATTCGGCTGGTTCGACCCGATCAACGGCTGGCTCGTGCTGGACGTCCGCAGCCGCAAGGTCGCCGAGAACGTGCTTTCGCAGCTGCGTGATGCGTTCGGTTCGTTCCCGGCGGTCCCGGTTGCGCCCGACGCGTCGCCCCGCCTGCTGATGACCCACTGGCTGGCCACCGGCGAGGTGCCTCGCGTCATTGCCCTAGGCGACGAGTGCGAGTTGCGCACCACCGACACCCACGGCGCCGTCGTGAAGTGCCGCCGGCAAGACCTCGACACCGACGAGGTCCGCGAACACCTGCGTACCGGCAAGCAGTGTTTCGCCGCCGGCCTGGTCTACGACGACCGTATCGCGTTCGTGCTGTCCGAATCGCTCGCCATCAGCGGCCTTCGTCCCCTGGACGTGATCCTCGACAGCAAGGCCGACGCGCCCGAGAGCGCCGACGCCGAGCACGAAAGCAACTTCGCCCTCGCGACCCTCGAAGTGTCCGGCCTGCTGGCCTTCCTCGAGGACACGTTCAAGATCGCCCGCCCCCGGAGCTCCTGACCATGCCGAACAACGCACAACGCTCTACGCGCGGCGATACGCGCGCCGCCGGTCGGTCGTCCAATACCACCGCCGCCCATCGATCCGGGAAGGGCGTACAGCCCCTCCTGACGGCCGAACAGACCGAAGGCGTCGTCATGCGGATGGCGGCCGTCCTGAGTGCTGATGCCGCGAAGTCGACCACGGCCCGCGCCCAGCACATCGCCTATGTCGGCGGTGCCCTTGCCCTGGCCGTTAGTCTCGGCGTCCTGTCCGACGACCGCGCCTTGGAAGTTCGTCGGGCCGCCATTGCCCTGGTCGACGCGGCGGCGCTGCCGGCGCGCGAATACCGCGCCGATCCCGCGTTCGCGGTCATGGTGTCCGCCGTCCGCAAGAAGGGCGGCGCGAGCTTGGACGCGCCGCTGCCGATGGCCGAGCTCGATCGCACGGCGGCCGTCGCGATGTTGGGCCGCCTGATGGCCGCCGGCATCGTCGGCGGCCCCGACGCCGCAGGGCTCCATCGCATCATCGCGGGGGAGTGCTGATCATGCGCCAGATTCAGATCTCCACGGCTGCAGGGCGGTTCGCGCAGTGCGTGAACTGCAAGACCGAACCCCGCCATATCGAGCACCACGGCCGCACGCTGCGCGAGACGATGCAGAAGGGTATCCCGGCCCTTCGCCACAGCCTCGAATGCCGCTGCGGTCGGTCCACTGGGTTGCACGCCACGCTCGTCGGCGCGGAGGCCGACTGGGGCCAGCGCTTCGGCCAGATCGCCCTCGCCCTCCCGGCGCCGATCCCATTCCCGTCCGCACGTCGCGGCCGCCCCGCCACACAGGAGAAGGCTCGTGGCTGACAACACCGCAATCGTTCGTTACTACCGTGCCGACGCGCCGGCAGTTCGCGAGGCGTGGACGACGTACCAGGCCGAATGCGCCGCCGTCGTCGACGAGGCGAAGATCTTCGCCTCACGGTTCCGCGGTGCCGCGCCCGTCTTCGCATCAGGGCTGCACGGCAGGCGGTTCCACGGCCTGGCATTCGACCCGCCGATGCCGACGGACATATGGACCCTTCCCGACCGCAAGGAGGGCAACGTGCAACGGCCGCGCGCCAAGATCGCCGACAAGGCGGCGAGAGCGGACCCGGAACGGATCGAAGCGCATAACGACGCGGTCGCGCTGTTTGCGATCAACAAGCCCACGAAGAAGGCAGACATCGATCGCATCTTTGCGGCCTTGGGCACGGACTGGGGAAACATGCTATTCGGCGGGTACGCCATCGTAGAGCGCGATGGCTCGCTATTCGTCAGGACGCTCGCCCAGCTGGGCGCTCTTTGCATTGAGATCACGGGTGGCGAATTCGAAGCCGCCAAGCGTGCGGTGCTTCCTGGCGCGGCCGCATGACACATCGAAGTGAGTGAGCGGCGCCGAACTAGGCGCCGCTCGAGGAAGAAGGGCAACACACCAATGACCAACGGCATCAGCATGACCAACATCACCGACCAAATCCGCTCTACCGGCGATCGCGCCGTGAAAATCGACGTCGTCATGGACCGCACCGGGTTCGGACGAACCCGGGTCTACGCGATGATCAAGAATGGCGAGTTTCCGGCGCCGGCCAAGTTCGGGCGGCAGTCCCGGTGGTCGGAGAAGGCGATCGACGCCTGGCTAGCCGAGCGTTTCGCTACTCACTGACCGCGAACGATCGCCTGCGCGGCATTCTCCGTCGCGCTGGCGTCGAGCTCGTCCGCAAACCACTGCATCATGACGCGCCTTTCGTCCACGTACTTAGCGTGGTTGTAGGCGCGTTTTGTCTTGTTGCGCTCGGCATGGGCCAGCTGCATTTCCACGAGGTCCTCGCGGTAGCCCGCCTCGTACAGCATCGTGGACGCCGTCGCCCGGAGGTCGTGGCCTGAAACACTTCCCGACGCGTATCCCATGTGCTCCAGGGCGCGGTTAACCGTCGTTGCACTCATCACGTCGTCGGCGCGTCGCGAATTCGGGAACAGAAACCTACCCGCGCCCGTTAGGGGGATAAGCGATCGCACCACGTCGACCGCCTGCCGCGACAGCGGCACCAGGTGCTCCCGCCGCATCTTCATTTTGGGCGCAGGGATAAGCCATATTCCCGCGTCGAGGTCGAACTCATCCCATTCCGCGTTTCGCATTTCCGTTGTGCGCACGAATGTGTACGCCATCAGCGCCATGCCGGCCTTTGTGGTGAGATTCCCCCCGTAGCCGCGTATGCGCGCGAGCAGCGTTCCCGCCCCTGCCCTGCCCAATGCCTGCGCGTGCTCGATCGGCGGTCGGAGGATCACCCCCTTGAGGGCCAGCGCTGGATTATTCGCGCACAGTCCGACGCGGATCGCGTGAATGAACACGGCCGACACCCACTGCCGCAGGTTGATAGCGACGGCGGGCGCTCCGCGCTTCTCGACCAGGCGTAGCATTTGGAGGACACCGCCGGCAGTGAGCTCGTGAATCGGCGTTCGGCCGATCTGCGGGAACGCGTCAGCCTCAAGGCTCTTGATGATCTGTTGCGCATGCCTCCACGTCCATTGATCGGCCTCGACGTTGGCCGAGTGCCAGGCGCGGGCGACCTTTTCGAACGACGTGTCGGCCGCCTGCAGGGCGGCTACCTTCTGCCGGCGCTTCTCTTTTATCGGGTGGTCGCCGGCCTTGACGGAGCGTCGGGCTGCGGCATGGATGTTCCTCGCCTCCGCGATCGAGAGAGCCGGGTAGGTGCCAACCGCAAAGACGTGCTCCCGATGGCCGAGCCGGTATTTGTACCGCCAGTACTTCGACCCGTTGGGCATGACCTGGACGTAGAGCCCGTGGCCATCGCCCATCTTGTAAGGTTTCGCGCCGGCCTTAGCCTGGCGGATGCGGACGTCGGTGAGGGCCATTTGGGGGTATCACTGGAAAAGTACCCCCAAAAATACCCCCAATTTCCGGAGCTGTCAGCGGATGATAGCGGACGATTCTGAACGAGAAACGGCGCCGGCACGCGGCTTGCATCAGATTCGGCGAATCACTGAGAACGTCAGAAAACCCACATGCCGCTTATCGATCATCAGAAGCAAGGTGATACCCATGCTTTGGAATGGGGGAGGCCCATTATCCATGAAGCTGGGCGGGGCGGCACGGCACGGGGATACCCGTACGGCTTGCCCTTCCATAAGGCTGCTCAGGGCGGATTTATGACTCACATCGCCTTCGCACCGCTCCCAACAGGCTAATCCCATGCGCAACCTCGACTTCAGCTCCTGGCAAGGCCTGCTCTCCACCCTCTTCGGGCTGGCGGTCATTACGCTCATCGGCGTCGGCATCCGGCTGCTCGCCATGCAGACGATCCAGCAGCGGCGCGAGCGCGAGAACCGGCAGATCAACGAACGCCTCCGCACGTTGATTGCGGCTTATAAGACACTCGGCGGGTCGTTCACCGGCAACCTTTCGGTCGATCCGACGCATCTTCGCGATCT